CAGGACACAAGTTTATCAAGGGTCTTGAAGCATCATCTATCACACTTGATTTCCTTAATGATACAGCTTCAGCGTCTGTCCTTCAGACCCTTCAGGCTGCTTGGGGAACAAACGTAACTGTAGTTCTCCTTCAAAACAAGGGAACAGCAGTATCAGCAACTAACCCTCTTTACACAATGACAGTTCTTGTTAATGGTACTACTGACATTAACGGCGCGACTGGCGATCTTTCAATGCAGTCAGTAACTTGGGACGTTTCAGGTACAATCGCTGTAACAACAACAGGTTCATTCTAAGAAACTAACAAAGGGGCTAACATGGCAAAGCTAAGGGTTACAACGTCAGACAATCAGGTGACTGATTACGAGATTACTCCGTTAATCGAGTTCGCGTTTGAGCAATACGCCAAGAAGGGCTTTCACAAAGCTCTTATCGAAGACCAGAAACAGTCAGATATTTACTGGCTGTGCTGGGAGTCAATTCGACGTTCAGGTGCAACGGTACAACCTTTCGGGGAAAAGTTTTTAGAAACCCTCAAGACAGTTGAGGTTCTAGATTCTGACCCTTTAGAGTAGATCGGAACTCTGTCACCTATCTCGCAACTCGTTTGAGTTATGAGTTTAGAGTTCCGTTCAACTCCATCGTGGAACTTTCTCCGATGGCGTTTCAATATCACGTCCAGTTGCTTAAGGACATAGCGAAAGCGAGGGAAGATGCCAGCCGTAGAAATAAGAGGTAACTCTGACCTTCGCAAAGCTCTTCGCACGTTTGCTCCTGACCTTGAGAAAGCCTTGCAGAAAGAGATGCGTCAGGCTCTCAAACCAGTAGTTGCAAAAGCTAAGTCCTTTGTACCTAATGAAGCACCTATGCGTAACTGGGCTCCTCGCGCTTTTTCCGAGGCAACCTTTCCATTCTGGAACCCTTCTGTGGTCAAAAGCGGCATTACATATACGACCAAAGTAAACCAACGCAATCGCAACGGCTTTACTTCGATGGCTCGTATTATTAACAAGTCTGCCGTCGGTGCAATTTACGAAACAGCAGGACGCAAGAACCCACAGGGTCAAGTCTGGGTTGGTCGTAATGCTGGTGGCACAAGTAAAGGCGTCTCACGATCTGTAAACCCTAATGCTGGTCAGCAGTTCATCAACAACCTTCCCGAGTTAATATCAAGCCATAAGGGTCGCGGTCGTCTTATTTACCGCGCTTGGCGAGATAGCAAGGGCGTTGCTGAAGGTGCAGTAATGAAAGCAATCGACAAAGCAACTACAGAGTTCTACGCAAGAAATAACTCTCAACGATTTAGGAGAGCTGCGTAATGCCATTTCCAGATATTCTCATTGGTTCCAAGTTTGACGGCAAAGGCTTTAAGCAAGCCGAGACAGCACTTGGTAAGTTAAACAAAGGGGCAAAGAGCCTTGGTAAAACCCTTGGCGTAAGCCTTGGCGCAGCCGCGGTAGTCGCTTTTGGTAAGGTGACAGTTAAAGCCTTTATGGACGACCAGAAAGCTGCTGCTCAACTTAGCAACACAGTTAAGAACCTTGGGCTTGCCTTTGCTGATACTGATATTCAAAAGTTCGTCGAGAAGTTATCTTTAGCGACAGGCGTGGCAGATGACGACCTTCGTCCAGCCATGCAGAAATTACTTCAGACCACAGGTTCGGTTATTGAAAGCCAGAAGTTACTGACAACTGCTATAGACATTTCTAAGGGCAGTTCAACCGATATGGCTACCGTTGCTCTGGACTTAAGCAATGCCTTCGTGGGTAATAACAAGGGTCTTAAGAAGTATGCACTAGGACTTAGCGCGGCAGAGTTAAAGACCGCTTCTTTCGATAAAGTCCTCAAAGCGTTTAACCGTAACTTTGCTGGTGCTGGTAAAGCGGATCTCGCTACAGTTGCAGGGCAATTTGGTCTTATTACTAATGCAGCTAAAGAAGCAGAAGAAACTATTGGTAGCGGTCTTATAGATGCGTTTAAGACTCTTACAGGCGATACAGGCATTACTAGCCTCAGTACCAAGATAAGCCAGTTGGCAACTAACATTGCTGACTTCTTCAGAGGCTTGGCAATCGGATTCCGCGACTTGGCTAATATGCCAGTTATTAAACAACTTTTACAATTGGCTGGTCTTATGCTCAAGTTGGCTGGTAAGGTCGCTGGGGCAGTTATTAATCCGTTCATCGAGGCTGGCAAGGCTTCTACCGCTAAAGGCTATGGTGATTACGCAGGTAGCACAGACGCAACCACTCGCGCCAAGAACGCGGCAGCAGCAGCCAAGGCAGAAGCAGACGCTAAGAAGCGCGCTAAAGAACTATTGGCAGCACAGACCAAGAACACAGCAGAATTGAAGAGGCAAGCTGCACTTAAGAAAGACGGCACAATCTTTGACATGCAGCAGATAGAACTCATTGCTGCCCTTAAAGGTAAATTGTCTGACGATGACCGCAAGCGCGCTGAACTTCAATTAGCCTTGCTTAATGGCAACCTCGATGAAGCTGACAAGTTAACCAAACAGATTCTTATGGCTCAGGACGCTACTGGCAATCTATACAAGTACTTCTTACAGACACCAGACGCTAAGAACCCTTTTGGTTATCTTGACACATGGATTAAAGACTTCCAGACCAAGTTAAATGCTTTGCAGTTCCCAGACCTATCCAAGCCAAGTACATATATTGGCGCAGGAATGGATCCCGCATTAGCAGCACTTGGTGTTGTAGCAGGTTATGGCGCAGGGACTCCAATGACAGTAGCCAGCCAAGCCTCAACAACATTAGGCAACGGTTCATATGGCATGCAATCAACCTCTGGTTTCGTTTCAACACAATCCGTAACTGGCTCTAACGTGCAGGTATATGTTCAAGGCAGCGTAGTGACCGATCAAGAACTCATTGACGCAATTCAAGCAGGATTGCAGTCCAACAGTCTTTCGGGCTCACCTAGCGCGATTGGTCGTATTGCTGGAATGTTCGGCTAATGGCGCTACCAGCACAAATATCGGTTTCCTTTGATTATTCCGCAGGAGCCACTTTTGCGTTTCAAGGTTTAGTAATTGGCGACGCTAAGTTTGGTTTGCTTGGTACAGGAAAATTAGCAGCAGAAACTAGCGGCGGTGAACCTGTAGTTGATTTAACTCCTAACGTATATCAGATTTCAATTACTCGAGGTCGTAATATCCAACGCGACCAGTACGAGGCTGGCACATGCGTAGTCCGTGTATTAGACCCTCAATCTTATTTTAACCCGCAGAATACAGCTTCTCCATATTATGGTTATCTTGCTCCATTGCGCAAAATTCGCGTAGCTGCTACAACGGCAACTACTCAAAAATTCTTATTTTCTGGATATGTCACAGACTATAAATATACTTACCCAGTCAATCAGGACACAGGATACGTTGATATCTCATGCACAGATGGATTCCGTCTATTTCAGATGGCTAACATCACTACTGTCTCAGGCGGCACAGCAGGGCAGACTACATCTGCTCGATGGAATTCTATTCTTGACCAAGTGTCTTTTCCTTCTTCAATGCGTACTTATTCAACTGGCTTAAATACTTGCGTAGTTGATCCTTCCACTTCCAGAACTAGCCTTGCCGCGGCGCTTAACGCAGCTTTTTCTGAAACTGGCGCTTTTTATATGGACGGTACTGGTCAAGCCATATTCAAAAATCGTACAGACGTTATGAATTCGCTATCCAAGACACCAGTAGTTTTCAATCAAACTGGCGGGATTCCTTACCGTAACCTTAAGTTCTCCTTTGATGACAAGCTCATCATCAACCAAGCTAACTTCGCTCGAGTTGGTGGATCAACACAGGTAGCCTCAAACCAGTCCTCAATAGATAAATACTTTCCACACAGCATTACTCAAACTGACCTCGTAGCTGAGACAGATACCATTGTCAATAACATTGCTTTAGAATATGTCGCTACTCGACAGGCAACCGATATCCGTATTGACGAGATGGTTGTGGACTTGCTTGATACAGCAGTACCAACCGACACAATGATTGGGCTGGACTTCTTTGATAACTTGCTCATAACCAATATTCAGCCGGACGGTTCAACTATTGTAAAGAACTTGCAATATCAAGGCGTCAAATGGGATATCACCCCGAATAAAATGATGTGCACTATTACGACTCTCGAACCAATCGCTGACGGGTTCGTAATGGGAAGTTCGTATTACGGTATAATCGGCACTAATACATTGAGTTACTAGGAGAATCATGGCAGCAGGACAAGGATTTAAGACATTTGCGACAGGGGACGTGCTGACAGCAGCCGATACCAACGGTTACCTTATGAGTCAGACCGTTATGGTCTTTGCAGATTCCTCGGCTCGTTCAACAGCTATTACAAGCCCACAACAAGGCATGATTTCATTCCTTAAAGGAACCAACTCAACTGAATATTACAACGGTTCAGCATGGGTAACAATTGGTGGCAGTTCAAGCGGTGGAATGACGCTTATTTCTACAACTGCTTTAACTTCAGGTTCAACTCAGGTTCTTAGTTCTATTCCAACAAGTTACAAAAATTTGTATTTAGTGATTCGCGACGTTAAATTTTCGGTAGCAGCTGGATTAAAGTTTCGTTTCAATAGTGATAGCACAGCCAATCGTCACGCATTACAGCAATCATTTACTGTCGCAAACCAGAGTTTTAATACTACTGGTATTGATATGCTTCAAAACGGGCTAAATGCAACTAGTGAACTTGGAATGATTACGTGTTCAATTCCTGATTATGCCAATACTGTAACTTGGAAACAAGTTGAAATAAATGCTTTTGTAAGTGCATCAACAAGTACAAACTATAATTGGGATAAAACTTTTGGTTTTTATAATCAAACTTCAGCAATTACGTCAATAGATTTAGTAACCACGTCAACATTTGTTGATGGGACAGCACTACTTTATGGAGTATCATAATGACTAAAAATGAAATGCCAGTTGTCGTAATTAACAATACTCAAACTGGGGAAACGATTTCTCGCCCAATGACAGATGAGGAATATTCAGTATTTTTAATTGATAAAGAAACCGATTTTGCTTCTAAAAATTAATCATGCACCCACAATTATGCAAAGCAGGACAGCAACTTAGGCTGCAAATCGATGATACTTATTCAGACAGAGATAGAACCTCAGACGGCTGGATTGGCGACACACGTCATCAAGCAGGTGTGTCTGATCACAATCCTGATGCAATGGGTATCGTACGAGCGATTGA